TTTTAGGTCTAACGCAAATATATGTTTTACCGTAGACTGGAGGATTATTATCCTCTCCACCCCAAACTCCAACTGATTTCGCCTCAGCAAAATTACTATAGATAAGTGCCTTGTAATCTTCTGTGGTAACTGCACGATTCTGCGCAGCATAAATTTTTGGAGCATTAAAACGAATGGAGTCAATATCTTCTGGTGCAGAACCACCACCTGCAGGACTACTAGTTACTACAGAAACTACAGAACCAGAATATGGTGGATCACCAGCAAAGGTAAACGAACGTGCTCCATTGGCACCATCTAAGTTTGAAACAATGTAATTAACTTCAACTACATTGCCGTTAGTTAATGCTGCACTAAGAACTCCATCACCAAAAACTAATTCATATAAACCATCATCTATTTCTTTAATCCAATATGCTCTAACTGATGGATCAAGTCCTACCAATGAAGTTGCATTTGTGAATGTTTTAAAATCTGAACTTGTTGCATTTTCTTGAACACGAACTGAAACTGTATCTAAATCTACATTAGCATTTGGGATAATGTATCGTGTTCCAGCAGATACGTTAAATCTAAAAGATAGTTGGTTTCCTTCGATTAATGTAACACCAGTTACATTATAAACATTGGATGATCCAGTAACACTTATAGCATGTTTATTGTAAAAATTATATGGTTGGCCATTGGCAACTGTACTAAATGGACTATACTGTGGAATTGTAACTAAATTTGGTCCAGCTGAGGCTGAGGTAATTGTTAAATTAACAACTGCTTCAGAACACTTGGCTGATCTTGGAGTATAACCAAGACTTTTGGCCAGAGAAACTACGCTATTTCGTTTGATGGCAGAATCAAGAAACATTTCATTAACTGCTAAGTTATTGTACAAAGCATTGTAATGAGTATTGTAAGCTAGAATATCTAAAATTACAGAAAGACCAGAACCTTCAAAGTCGTAGTCTTGGAACTCTGCCTGTCCCTGTAAAAATGTTTTTAGGTTAGCTTTGATAGCATCAAAGTCTAATTCTGTTACGTTGATTTTCTTATTGTTAGCCATTTATCGTGTTCTTTCCAGTACCAAATCCACACTTAATGGTCGTTCGGTATTAATTATTTTAAAATCTATTTTTACGGAAACCGCATTATCATCTGGATTATATGACACAGCAACTTCAGTTACTGTAACTCGTGGTTCGAAACTTTGAATCATATCAAAAATAGCACGTCGAATAGAAGCTGATGTTAATGGAGACTGTGGTTCAAACAACATCGCACGAATCGGAGAACCGATTTCACTGTGGAATGGTCTCTCGTAGTTAGATGTAAAAATTAAATTCTTAAGTGCAGACTTTACTGCATTCTCATCATATCTACGTGTTATGTCCTTCGTTACTGGGTGAGCAGTAAAGTTCAAATCGATATCGGAGAAGATTCTTGTATTTCGTGTCATCTTATTATTTATTAGTTTACTAACACGTTGGGAGAGCCAGAAGCGATTATATCACCACAACTTAACCTATCTCCAACTCTAGCTAGTGGTTTACCATTAACCAAAACATTTGGAGATCCTCTAGAAGTAAATGATTGGTGAAATTTTTTACCGCAGATGTGAACTGGCCAAGCCATCCCAATAGTATGGGCAGGCAGACCACCTATTAAAACATTTGACGATCCTTGGTAGGTTGGTCTTGGGAAGAAACAATGTCCCGCTGACATGGATCCAATTGTTGCTGCTACTGACATATAATTTCCTTAGTTTAATTCTGGATAAACAGTTTTAGCCTTTATTCCTGCAGTTCCATTAGCAACTGAAGTCAGGAAATATTGATTCACTAAATTGAAGTTCTCATTTATTGTAAAAGTCCAGTCACTGAAAGTTATGTATTGATTATACGTTGCATTTCCTATCGGATTACTATTACCCCATGGAGCAGAACCAGCGGAACCAACTGATGCATATTCATAATGATTAACTCTAATAGTTACAGATTTAGATCCAGCAGGTGGCGATATGTATTCATATACTGCAGTGTATTGTTCTGGTAGTTCAGCAAAACGTGGTACTGTTCCGTATGTCTTCACGTTATAATTATTTGTTATGTCTGTATTGTCTTCGCTATATTTTAAATACTTGATGATGCGATCAAACATATCTGGAAATGCGCTGTTTATTGTAACTGTTTTTGGTTGAGTTATTATAGGATTAAAATCTGGTGGTGGTGTCATACCCAACATCTGAACATTAATAATATAATATTCGTAGTATGTTATAGCCATATCAGCGCCACTAGAATCTACTCCAGCTAAAACAATTGGTGCTTCTGGATCAGTCTCAGTTCCAATAAATTCATCTAATTCATAAGGAAGTGTTCCTCCTTCTGGGTTGGAAGGATCTGCTTCTCCGCCTGGTCCGAGTATTGGCATAATTATTCCCCTTTATACTAAAACAAATCCACCTGTGGGGAATGTTCCCGCATAGGTAGCATGGTGATTCATTGTAAACATATGTCCTTTATTTCCAGCTGGTCTGCATGAAACGTGGATCCAATATTGAGAGCCATTATACTCCATAATAACTTGGTTCCATGAAGGTAGAAGTTTAACAATCTCATTACAGATCTTAAACGTCTCAGCCTTGCCACCTGGGAATACGATATCAGCTGCGCATCCAATTGGGTGGTCACCACCTTCTTTCTGTGTGCCTAAATCTCCTGGAGCACCACCGAATGGTGGACGACGGAAGGCTGAAGTAATGGTAAATTTACCAAATTTATCACGGATTGGATCAAGAACCTTTTCTGCCAATACTCTCATGTTACACACAATTTCTTGAGGTGTAATATTTGCACCATTAACATTATATGTAACACGTGGAATTCGCACACCACCTTTAGTTAAATCACCAAGAGTAAAGTGCTTGGATAATTTCATACCTGCAGTATATTGATCTGCGGGCATATTTCTAATTGCATCTAAGCCAGCAACAGATCCTGGAGAAGCAGAAGAGTTCGCTGCTGGTTTTTCTGTTTGGGTTGGATATTTACTACCCTCGATATCTGATTTACTAACTTCGTTATTTTGAATCTTTCTATTTGCGTACACAGTAGCGTCACCAGTATTTGGAGAATCAAAACCAGTTTCTGAACCACGAGTTGCAAGACCTGGTTTTGGTAAAGTAGAAACACCAGAAGTTCCACGAATCTCAATAGGCAGTTCAATATCTGCCTGTCCAGCTGCACGTGCAGGTAGAGCAGGTTTCGCTGCTGTTGCACCTAATGGTGATTGCGCAATGCCACTATTAAGGGCAACGATTGCACCATCAAGCGCAACCATGGCACCACCTTTAATGCTAACTGCGCCAGTTGCACCCAAAGCCACTGCTGCTCCAGATTTCAAGTTTAATAAACCAGTAGCCTCAACATTCATAAACGCAGTAGATTTAATATGAGTGGCAAGTTTACTGCTGATATTAACATTATTAGATGAATCAATATGTGTATCTAATTTTGACGTTAAGAAAATAGAACCTTCGGTTGATGTATAATTTATATCAGAGTCTGCTTCAACAAAAAGACCTGCTTCGGTGAATACGTTCATATCCTTGACAGAATGAATATTCAAACCAGAATCAGATTTAATATTAAATTGTCCAGTAGACTCCATGTTAATTCTAGATGCTTTTAGATTAAATTCACCACCAACAGCTAAGTTTGAATTTCCACTGACGTTAATGTTAGCGTCATTATAGATGTTAATTTTAGCAGCACCAGAAACTTCCAAGTTAAAGATGTTATCTGTACGAACATTCAATGCGCCATCAACAGTTACATTCATGGCACCTACAACATAAACATGCCCATTACGTTCAATGATTTCATATCCATCACCAACGATACGATTAACTTGAGTGCCATTGGCATCCCACTCAATAAATGATCCTGTTCTATGGTACATGTGAATACGTTCAGATCCTGGAGTATCATCAAACTCCATTACGTGTCCTGACTCAGTTTCTGTAACTTTATTGTATGGATATGTTGCATTGTATGGAACAGGAGATTGATCCCACGTTCCACCATTGGCAATCTTAATACCCATTTTCATAGCTGCTTCTTTTTTAACAACGTATGTTCGACCTAAATTATTTCCAGCAGCTAAACGATTAGTATCAGGTTCATTTTTATATTTTGGATATACGCCATTTGGATCTTGGAAACCAAGATTTGGATCAACTGGAAGACCAGTACTAATAGTACCATCAGCGTTTGGCATACCCACTGCTTCAACAGTAGTTGTAGTTGGCTCACCCTCAGTTTCTAATTTAGTAAGAAGACTTTTAGCTTGACCAACAGGAGAGTTTGCTATTTTAACCAACTCATTTAAGATGGAATCTTTAGTTGGATTTGCGATACCTAACTTAGATACCAATTCAGTAACAGATCCAGAAACATTACTAATACCAAGATTTGAAGCTATGTCTGTGATAGATCCACCAAAACTTGATAGTGAATTTAATTTTGATGCAAATAGTGCTTCTACATTAGTTGCTTGGTTAAGTGCACCACTTATCTGATTGGTGAGTGCATTAAAGGGATTTGGAATACCATTAGTTATACCAGTTAAGTTATTAAGGTTAAGGTTTGATATCTGTGAATTTAAATTATTCGCAATATTGGGAGGTAATATGTTTCCGCCAGCGTCAAGGATATTAGTTTTAAGACCACCGAGATTATCATTGGCGAAACTTGTAACATTTGCAGATAAATCACCAAACTGTGAAGTGAGTTGATCTGTTAATCCACCACTTAGATCAGATAATGACGCACCAATGTCAAAGTTATTTACTAGATCTGTATACTGAGAAATTTGATCAGTAATGTTGCTAACCAAATCCGTAGGCAATGCTCCAAGGATACCATCTAGCCCAAAGTCTGATAATACGTCCAAACCACCAATTGCGTCTAATCCTGGAATACTTCCCAAATCGAATCCAGCAATGCCACCAAGATCAAAGCCACCAAGCCCACCGCCAGTAACTGCGCCAACTACATCACCTGTAATGCTTCCAGCTTCTCTTGGAGTTGACTCCGCTGAGTCATCTTTTGGAGTTGCTTTAACTACACCATAGTAGTCAGTACCCATATCAATTTTATCACCACCACCAATTGATGCAGTAGCTGCAGCTTTCTTGGAAGTGTTTCTAAAAGTCCATTCTTGTTGCAAAGTAGACTTTACTAGACTCCATGGAGTTTTTACTTTATTTCCAGATTTTGCATATCTTCCATTTTCGCCACCATATGGAAATCCTGGATAATCTGGATCTTCAAGCGAAGCAAATTCAGCAGCCAAAGATCTGCCAGCTTCTTTTATTAATTGTTCATTACTTTGATTTGGATTTCGATAGTAAGCAACCAACTTTGGTCGTTTACGTGCAATCAAATATTCTTGACAGATTAAATCTTGAACACGTTCATTGAATGTAGTTTGAACATCAATGTTGAGTGCTGTGCATGCTTCTCTCAAAGTTGTAGGAATACATTGATACTTACCCACAGCAAACAATCTATCTGGAGAGTTTGGACTTAGTGCTTGCGCTGCCATAATATCTTTGATAGGCATCTTCGTCAAAGATAGTTTTTGTCCACCAATAGAACCAGTTCCAGGTTTTGCACCACTACCACGATTGAATGCATCATAACCTGCAGAACCAGACTCACCCTTAGAAATAAGTTCAGCAAGTGGACCAGTAATACTATCTTCTGATTCTCCAACATTGGCTGGAGTATTATTATCTACTGGAACAGCTGCGTCACGTTCTGGTTGTGTAAAATTGGCATCATTGGAAAGATCAACATTACCAGAAGCATCAACTGAATTAACTGATACGTTACCAGCTTCTAATGCTTCTGGTGTTTGGAATGCACCACCCAGTGTTCCCAACATCATAGGTTGTTGGTTTTCTGGATCCATGAATGTAATTAATACCCAAGATCCTTCAACTGGTCCGATTGGTGCAGCACCAATACCAGAAGTGCCAGCTGATGTAATTGGCGTTACTGGATATGCCCAAGGCAAATCTGTTGTTGGTAAATGAACTTTATTCTCAGTGTGAAGACCAACAATTCGTACTTGACATCTACCAAGTTTTAGTGGGTCAAATCTATTCTCGACACACCCTGTGTATAATTTCATCATTTGGATCTTCCATTCATATTCTTCAGCATAGATTCTTTAAATAATTCCATGACACATTCGTGTTTGTCTCTATCGATATAATGATTTATGGCGCCAATAATATAAGCACCAGATATAATTTCATCACGTGTATTTTTCTCACCAGCTTTATATGGTTCCATTCTATCCACATTAATGATAACTTTCTGTCCAACAGTATAATCTGTTCTTCCTGGAACTGTGATTTCAATTTTATTGGCATCTGCCTGTCTCATACCAGAGATTCGTTTTTGCAAGAAACTTGCATTAGTCACATCTTTCTCATTAGTAAAACTTCCATAATAAGTTGGCTTATTGATAATCATCGCACCTGGACGATAAATTGCATTGGCAGAAATTGGTGCATGTGGATTCAGATGTTTTTGTTTTTCAAAGTCAGTTTTAATATCAAAGTTATTAACAAATACTGTTTTAGTTGTAATGTCGAATGAATATTGTTTTGACGCATACATACCCTCTTGGGTATTTTTCATATAATCATACACAGTTGGAATTCTCAATTCTTTAATACGCTTATATTGTTCTGATGGATTGTTAATAGTTTGTCCATCTGTAAGCACATCACGTTTGTAATTATCATAGACAAACTCTTGAACTACATCATTGTTGGTATAAAGAGTCTCAAGTGAAACGAAATTGAACCCTGTTCTATTTTCATAGAATACAAAAGTTGGTGAATCATTAGTATTCAGCGAATGATCGCACAAATAGTTTAAACACTTTACTGGATTCCAATAATTAGAAATAAACTTAGTTGAATTTTTAGTCTCTTCAATAAAAACTTTACGTTTGATTTGAAGACCGAAGTCTTTATCCTCCATAAGAGTTTTAGCAATCTCTGAACATCTACCTGAATATGCTTTACTAATTCTTTTATTTAAATCAATAACAGCTTCTTGCGTGATGAAGTGTAATTCATAAACAACACTACGATCTCCAACAATTTCACGATCTGCCATTTTAAAGATATAAAAATTACCATCAATTTTAGAACCTTTAAGTGTTGGAGTTGATACTCGTAATTGAAGAAATTCTTCTCCAGAAAATGGAAATAAGTTTAA